TTTAATTAGGTTCGCAACTTTGTCGCTATTGACATCTATAAAGGCGCTGGTTGCAAACAACTTGTTATACTCTTTTAAATACGCATCTGTTTCTTGAAAACATAGACCAATGAAATTAATTTTTTGGTCTAATCCACTCCTAAAGTCGTAATTATTTGAAGTATTTGAGAAATCTGGGTACAAAATGGATAGATTTTCAGCCTTTTTCATCGATTCTGCATCTTGTTGTATCAAATCGCTTTCTCTATAAATGATATTTTCTCCGTTTCCTACATTAAGTGCACTCATTACAGAAAGTTTACTTTTAAAATAAAATTCCTTTTGAACACCTGTAATATCGATAATGATGACCACTCTTTTTAAAAGCTCTTTCAATACGACACTTTGCAAGGGAACATCCACGTCCCTCTTTATATAATATATCATATTGCCAAATAAACTTGCTCCCCCGAAGGTAGAATTCAAGACATGAGACATTTCGTCATAGGTACTTTTAAGTAAACTTTGTACTCTAAATATCAAAAAGAGGGGGTCGTTTATATTTGGACAGTTCATACCTGATGCGATAAAATACTTATAGACCTGCGACATTGTCTCGGCAAAAGGAAGGCTATTATAAGTTTCTTTATAATTATTGGTTACAAGCGTCGATGCACCAATGACAGGTTTCCCCTTTAAAGAATAAACCGTAAAATCCAATGCTCTAACTCCCTGCTTTGCACAATTAATTAACGCACAATAACTGACATAATCATTTTTAAATGTTCCTGAGCAGCAGCAGTTATAAGCCGTACGTATAAATGTTTTATTCAAGGTTGTCTTGGTTATATCCAACACATACCCCGCACTATCCATAGAGACAATAGAGGTATTCATGGGCGTCTTATTTATTCTTTTACAGTTATTGCTCTCCTTTTTTATATTAATAAACACGTAAATTAAAAAGGCAGCTACAAGAATAAAAATAACAACATTAAAAAGACTTGGTCTATTAGGTCTTAGTTTTTTCATAAAGTCGGTTGCATATTTTAAAGCATAAGAAGCAGCGTTTTTCATCCTATTAGCCGTGTCTGACATTAAATTATATTATGAATATATTTAAATATATATATCTTTATAGCATATAATGCCAGGTGGTTTATTAAATATTATTTCTTATGGCAATCAAAATATCATTGTCAACGGAAATCCAAGCAAGACCTTTTTTAAAACCGTCTATTCTAAATACACAAACTTTGGAATGCAAAAGTTTCGTTTAGACTTTGAAGGACAGAGAAATCTAAAACTTAACGAGGATACGGTCTTAACGTTTAAAGTAAAAAGAAACGCTGAATTACTTATGGACGCCTATTTGGTGTTCGACCTTCCAGATATTTGGAGTCCTATTATAGCACCTAATTACGTGGATGAATCGTGGAGACCCTATAAATTTAGATGGATTTCTCACATAGGTGCCAATATTATTAAAAAAATGTCGCTTAACATTGGCGGGCAAAAAATACAGGAATTTAGCGGCGAATATCTAAAAAATATGGTAGAACGAGACTTTCCACAGACAAAGAAGGAATTGTTTTATAAAATGATTGGACATACCAAGGAACTTTATGAACCTGAAAACGCCTTTAATCGGACGAACCGTTACCCCAATAGTTTTTATGTTGCTCCTAGTACAGCAAATCCCATTCCAACGGCTACAAACGGGTCTACGCCCTCGATAAGTGGTAGAACCATTTATGTTCCTCTGCATTTTTGGTTTATGAATTCACCTAAAATGGCCTTACCTTTGGTGGCTCTTCAATACAACGAAGTTACCATTGACATTGTCTTACGACCTATTAGAGAGCTATTTACGATAAATGATGTCTCTATAAAAGATGTTAAAAAACTTGTTCCGATACAACCCAATTTTACAAATGATTATCATAATATGTATCGCTTTTTGCAGCCCCCTCCATCCATAAAAATGGATGTACAAGATTACGGAAATAAGAGTAATACATGGAATGCGGACATTCATTTAATGACAACGTATGCATTTTTAACGGATGAAGAAGCAAAGATATTTGCCTTGCACGAGCAACGATATCTTATCAAGGATGTCAAAGAAAATGTATACCCCAATATTACGGGTAACAATCGGATTAGATTGGAGACAACCGCTCTTGTTAGTAGCTGGTTATGGTTTTTTAGAAGAAACGATGTCTATAAAAGGAACGAATGGTCAAATTATTCCAATTGGGATTATTCGAATAAATTGCCCGGAGACTTGATTGATGCACTTATCGATGCAAACTATATCATCAATAATCAAAGAATAGGTCCGGGCGTTGATTTTACTAGTTCTAGAGATATTAATAATTCCAGTCTATTTGTATTGACCTACAATAATAATTATGTTTGCCAAGATTATAGTTCGATTCCTAAAAATAGAAAGGAAATTCTAACGAATCTGTCGATTATCTTTGACGGGCAAATCAGAGAAGATTCCTTAAGTTCGGGAGTTTTAAGTTATATTGAAAAATACGAAAATAGCTCGGGAAATTCAGATGACGGTATTTACAGCTATAATTACACCTTAAATACAAGCCCTTTTGAGCTACAACCGTCGGGTGCAATTAATTTAAGTAAGTTTAAATCGATTGAATTAGATATTTCTACCATATTACCAGAAGTTGACCCCAATTCGGCCTTTGTTACGATTTGTGACGGAGAAGGTGCTATCATTGGTACGACACAAGGAAGTTCCTTATATGTTTATAATTATGACCTATACTTTACGGAAGAAAGATATAATTTACTCCGATTTATTGGCGGACAGGCTGGACTAATTTACGCACGTTAAATGTTAAAGCTTGGGGTCAAAACTTTGTCTTATCCGCACATTTAAGACACGGGCAATCACTTGACGCAAACATATCCGCTCTATAATCACCCGCTTCATATCCTTCTTTTACAGACAAAGAACAAATGACAATCACGAGAATTAATATTATTTGTATCCACATTATAAAATAATATATATAATTAAATGGGGGATAATGTAAATATACAAGTTCCAAACTACTATTATTGGGAAGGTCAGTCTCCTTCCATGCCAGATACGGATACAAAAGTAACTTATAAATTAATTGGTCCAGACTCTACCTCTATACAAATACCTACGGGCTTTTCGATTAAAAGTACGGATTCTACTTTTGAAATAAGGGCAAATGCTAAACGTAAGCTTACCATTACCTTTTCGCCGGGCGTAGGCTATTCAAATAGCGGAGGAAATGGTTTTACAAATGTTGTAGCAAAAACAAGCAATGATACCGTATATAAGTTTAAAGGAGTGGCAACAGGAAAACAAGACCAATATGATATAACTAGTGGTACGGTTAGTATTACGGAATCTTCAACACAAATGGCTCAAAATAAACTAAAGGGTGGTGTAAAATTGACAGGAGATGCTGCATCTACCTATGTTAAAAATACAGCAGAACAGGCCGAATTTTTAGAGACAACTACCATCTTTTCTTCTTCAAAAACATTGGATAATTTATCTAAATTGTGTTATTTCTTTTTTAAGGATTTTTTTACGTTGGTTGTTGTATCCTTCTTTATTATTACGCTTATTATAATACTTAAGGTAGATGCCTCACTGATGTATCCATATGACATGAATAAATATCCATACGTAACTCCCAAGTTTAAACAAAAAATAAATGAAGTTACATCCGAGACAAGTTTCTGTAATGATGTGTTAACTAGTGCGGAGGTTCCTGCTCCACCAAAAGCCGAATTTGCTCCAGTACTAAATATATTTAATCCGGCGATGGTTAAACCGCACGAGAATAACATCGAATGGAATTCAGAATCTTTTCAAAACACCTGTAAGCATGCCACAAATTCGAGTAGCGGTGCGTTTACCATTTTAAAATACTGGATGTTATACCTTTCTCTAAATAATTATGTCAATTCACGATTCACGTTAAACAAACTTCACAGTATATTCAGCATTATCTCTAATGACTCGCTCATGATAATTGTATTTACTATCTTATTGTTTTCCTTGTTTTATTTTATTCCAAATATAAGCATAGGCGTTATTCAACCCTATTTTCACTATAGTACCGGTCAAGAAGTAAATTTCAATGTGGAAACCTTTAAAGATTTTAGTGGAGATAGGGGAATTCAAAATCTTATCTTGGCGATTATCTTTAATATTTTGTCTTTGTTTATTGTTGTCTTTATTCCTTTATTTATGATATTGGCGACAACAGGTATTATTAGCAATATAAAAAGTTTGATTAGTATTTTATTGACATCAAGCTCTGTAGAATGTATGTTTCTTTCCTTTTTTGCTATCATATCCTCGATTAATTATATCCTGAAACTTTTGCCTGAAAATTATGATGTAACTAAAATTGTGTTTGAAAAAAACATTAATAATTTAGGTAAGCAGGTTATAGAATTTATATTAAATATGTTCAAATTGGTAAAAATGCCGGAATTATCGGTAAACAATATATTTTTCTTTTTTATAAATATCTTCACCTTTTTAGGTTCTATTTTTGGTATTCTTCTTCCATTTTTCATGGCCTTAGTTTATTCCTTGTCTACCGCAGCGAGTGTTATATGGGGTATGGTTGTACTCCCAATAAGAAACATTAAAATTATAAAGGCTCTTGCGCCTGTACTTGTTTTATTTTTGCTTATCATTTTGTTAAAAGACGTAAGATATATACTTGGAACGTTTATGCTTGTTCTTACTTTATTCATTATTCTTATAACAGGATATATCATGTCTTCCAAATAATATAATAAAACCAATATAAATTATACTTCACTATTTCTATAATGCCACCACGTGTTAGTATTTGCACGCCGACCTTTAATCGCCGTCCTTTTTTTAAAGGACTTATTGAAGTGGTGATGAATCAAACCTATCCAAAAGAGCTTATGGAGTGGATTATTGTAGACGATGGAACGGACAAAATTGGCGACCTTGTCTCGCACATTCCTTTTGTAAAGTATGTTCCTGTCGATAGAAAAATGCCGCTGGGCGAAAAGAGAAATTTCATGCATGACCAATGCACCTTTAAAGAGGATGATGCCATTCTCGTTTATATTGACGACGACGATTTTTATCCGCCACAGCGTGTGGCTCATTCGGTTGAAAAACTAACGGGGTCGAATGCTTTGTGTGCAGGGTCAAGCGAGGTTTATTTATGGTATAATGAAATGAATAAAATGTACAAGTTCGGGCCTTATGGACCAACTCATGCAACCGCTGGAACGTTTGCCTTTAAAAGGCAATTGTTAAAAATAACCCGATACGAAGACGGTGCACAATTAGCAGAAGAAAAGTTCTTTTTAAAGGATTATACGGTTCCTTTTGTTCAATTGGACCCCTTTAAAACAATCCTCGTGTTTTCACATGAACAAAATACATTTGATAAACGCCGTCTCATAGACCCCGAAAATCCAAACTGCAAAGAGTCTGCAGTAAAGGTAAAAACGTTTGTAAAATCAAAGGAACTTCAGAATTTTTATACCACGGAATTGCCGGCACTTTTAAAGGATTATTTGCCCGGAGACATTAGGAATAAGCCCGATGTATTGTCTGAAATTAAAAGAAGAGATGACTCTAAAAAAGCCGAGGCTCAAATGATTACAATCACGACGAATGAAAATAAGACCTTTAGAGTAGACCCTCGAGAGTTGCTAGATGCACTCAAGCATAAGACGCAAGAGTGTTTGGCACTTAGGGAAGAATTGGATAAATCGAAAGAATATATTAAGCTTTTAATTGAAAGTATAAAGAAGCGCGGTTAAGTTCTATTTGACTTAATTCCTCCGTTTCTTTTCTTACGATTTTATAGTATAATTCCTTTTTAGAGCAATTTAATTTATTGCATAGTCCGATAATAAAGGTATTGTTATTGTATTCATTACTGTATTTGGTTAATACTTTTGTAAACCGATATTCCTGTACCTTTTTAGAGGTAATTTTTGTTTTTTTATACAAATAATAATTATGAAGTATTTTAATAAAATAGGTCATTTCATTAAATATCCACAATTGTTTTTGAAAACTTATTCTATCAAAATAATCGCCGACGCATATATTTTCTAAAAAGTTATAGTAAAAGGTGTAATGTTCGGGTTTAATACAATCAATAATATTTTCGTGAAAAAATAGTGCCTGAGTTGCCTTTTCATTTTCAATGATATTGTCTTCATTAAATTCCTTCATCATAATTTGTCTGATATTATGTTGAATGTTTTTCTCGTATTGGTTATGGGATAGTTGCACGTCTTTCTGTACTGTAATAAGATTTGATAATTTTACAATTTCCTTTATTTTTTTGTCATGTATGTTGGTGCCGCATAAAATAATAGAAAAATTACGACTCTTCTTTCGTTTTTCTTCTAATTTAAACTGTTTTAAAAAACTTGTCAGAACCTTTTTCTCGTGAGTATGCAAAAAGTCAATATTATCAATCACGCAAATTTTATTGGTATCTCTTTTATTGAATAACTCGATAATACTCGGTTTCATAAAAGGCAAAATATCGTCGTACTCATTAATATCTTGTATGGATATAAACTGAACATTATCAAGTTTTTTAATCATTTCCGTTTTTCCGACTCCGGACTTACCATAGATATAAATGGGTTTTGTAGAGTTAAGGTATCGTTTTAAATCCTTCATTTCGCTCATTATTTTTTATATAAGATATACGATA